CTACCACTTAACTTTATCAGCCCAATATGCCGCAGACATCTTGCCCTTGGCGATATTCTTACTATGTCTAGCCTTAAAACTAGCTCTTTTCTTCTTCATACGCTCTGACTCACCGGCCTTTGGTTTGCCTGCTGTCTTAGCACCTTGCTCTCCAAAGCGTATGGTTTTGATTTTATCACCTTCCTTAGCCACTACTACATGGGATTTCTTAGGATGATTTGGTGTTCTCTTAGGTTTGTTGTAACCGCTGACTCCAGCACGTTGGAGCCTTGAATCTTTTTCTTTCGCCATCAAGCAGCCTTTTGTGTCTGTTTTGTAACTTTTCTAGGTGATGCTGAATTCTTAGCATTTAGTTCCTCTAACTCTTTGATTCTTGATTCAAGCTCTTGAAACTTCTTGTTAACTTGATCTACTATCTGAGAGAGTTCAGTTCTAGTTACTACCATCAATTTATCCTTGTTGTAATCTAAGGGGTTGTGGGGGTTGCTGCTGAGACTGACTCTTTAGATCAATCTCCTTCTCTTTCAAGAATGTCTGAGCAATCTTCATACGACGCTCAAACTCCTTGTCCTCTTGGTCACCTGCTCTAAGGTTAGCTGTGACTGCCTTAATCTGGTCAATCTGTAGCTCCTGTGGTGCAAGTTGTGTTTCCACTGCAATCTTCTGCGCTCTGGCCTGAGACTCTTGTGCTTGACCGTTAAGTGCTGCTGTCTGTGATTGCTGGAAGGCCATCTGTGCCTGTGCAGCCGCTTGTTGCATTTGCTGTTGTTCAGGTGTAGGCTGTGATGCCTGCTCTGCCTGAGCCAACTTAGCCATCAGTTCTTCACGATTAGACAAGTTCATGTTGTCAATGATGGACTGAATCAGCGTATTGTACAGTGGAGATTCCGCTGGCATGGTTTGCAGTAGCTGCACAAGTTGCGTCACTTCGTACTCTCTAGCGATAATGCCCAAGGTAGAAGTAGTGTTAAACTTGTAGTCCTTGACAGGATAATTCTCTGGGTCAAACTGCATGTAACGACAAGCAGCTTTCTTAACAAAGGGAATCAGGAAGGACTGTTGGAAGTTAATCAAAGTACGCTTATGACGCTTGATGATTGCACCAAGGGACATACTGATACCAGCAGCCGTAGCGTCACCATTGATACTACCGGGGATACCAGCGGAGTCAATAGCACCTGTAGACATCTGAACCATCTTCTGTAGTTCCGCTGCCTGTGCAAAGGTAATCTGACTAACTTGACCAAAGTTAAATGGATTCAGTACGGACTTAGGATCACCGTTGGTTAGGATAATCTTACCGGGGCGAACCTCTGGGCGAGAGCCTCTAGGAAGCCTTGTAGCGTCCATAGCCATCATTGGGTGTACGGTTAGTGCTAGGGCATCAATACGTGCACGAAGCTCCGTATCAAGAGCTTTCTGGCTGTTGTAGCCCTTCTCACAAACACCTCGACCCCAGAACCTACCCGGTACAACGTCCCAAGGGAAAGCAACTACAGGGCGATCCTGCATCATGTATGGGTTAGCTTCCGCTTTTAGCAGGATGCCTCCATTAGCAATAACCACAATAGCTTCGACGTAGTAGCTCTTATCCTCATCTTCACCTGTTTCTTCTTGTATTTCAATGTCAGCAATATCTTCGTCTTCACCAAGGGCTGCTTCTTTCTCACCAATCTCAAGCAAGTAACGAGGCACAAGACCGTAGTATTTCGTTAGTCGTACTTTGTCCTCATCGTAGCTTGTCAAGTCTTGGTCTGGCTCAAGGTCATAGTCACTAGCCGCCTGACCTACGTATACGTCCCTGTAGACTCCTTCTTCCTGTAGCTGTTGTACTAGGTGTCTTGACACAAACTCATCCACAGCGACCCCTAGAGCGTCCTCAATGGAGGTAGCTACCGGGTCAATCAGGAAGTTCTGTGGCATAACTGGGCGTAGCTTAACAACAGTACGGTCTGTGATGTTAACACCCACTGCCTGTAGCTGTCCGTCCATGATAGGCTGAGTAGCAGGAGCCATTTCTTTGACTTCCTCTAGCACTACTTCAGCTACACCAGTGCCAAATACTGCACTGTTGATAAGACATTCGCCTACTTGCTTGCGGATCTGAGTTTTCTCAAAGTCCTCATGCAGCTTTTGTCGCAAATAAACGACATCCTGTGCTTCTGCGTCACCCATATCGTCGGTAATGTCAAAATACTTACCACGACCAAAGGTTGCTTCCTCAATTTCCGCTACACTGGACTCCACAGCCTGCTGTAGTGCAGGGGAGATGATACGAGAACGCTCACTTTTGCGCTCCATGTCCTCTGCTGCCCAAATTCCTCGCCATAAACGATAGAATTCTTCAAATCTTTCTGCATAATTGGACTCATAGTGATCTCTCCATGAGTCACATTTAGCCATTACCCAGTTTTCTAGGTGTTCGTCGCTTAACAGAACGTCGTTATCACCGTAATCCATTATTTTTTACCTTTTTTAGCTGTCTTGGCTGCTTTTTTGAATGCTTTGGCGGTAGGAGCGCCTTTAGAACCGGGTTTACGCATTGTTTCGCCACTACCGGCCTTGATGCGCTTACGTTTGGCATGAATGTTGGCATACAATCCTTTTCTGGGCATGTTAATATCCTGTTACAACGTCCAAGACCTCAAGATCATCAATCTCAAAGTCATATGAGTAGGCTACTTTAGCCAGTTGGTCTGTGTACGCAAAGGCATCCACAAGGTCATCATGTGTTAGTGGGTCAGGGAACTGAAATAACTGGTCTAGGAATCTACTGTTCCACTCTCCTTTGCCCAAGGTAATCTGACCGTTTTCAAATCTTCCTTGTAAGGCCCACATAATTCTGTCTGTTTTCTTCTTGTTGCCATGGGTTAGTTCCTCAACAACAAAGAACCTCCCGTACTGCTTCATCATGTCCATCAATGGTGACATAACAGCTTGCTTGGAGATACCTCTCTCAATGCCTACACTGATGGGCCTGTAGTCCCTAACAGCCTCAAATATCTTTCTGGCTGTTTCCGCTAAGTCCCATCGGCCATGTATAATGTTCTCTAGGTGCCAGCCGTTTTCATTTACCTTAACAATAGCAATGGCTGATTCATCCAGCTTAGAGTTTTTAGTTCTCTTTTTACTTACATCCTCAAAGCCAGCTAAGTCAATGCTTATGTAGTAGTCACCAATCTCAGGTGTTTCACCAAACACAACCCAGTCCTCTTTGAACATCTCTGAGCCTCTGGCTTCAAAGGATGCCATGAACTCTTGACGGAAGGCATAGGATGACATAGACTTTTTAGCTAGGTCAATTTCCTCTGGGTCTAACAACTCATTGTCATAACTTGTAAAGTGCCATGCTGCATAGGACTCATCGTCCTCTAGCTCTGCGTACTTGTACAGGTCGTAGAAGTGATTACGCCCCATAGGGGTACCAATGAACAGTGCATTACCCTTTTGGTCAGCCAAGGCAGGTCTAAGGATTTGCTCAAAGACCTCTGGCTTCATGTCGGCGTACTCATCCATCACTAGGAACTTGAGTGACACACCTCGCATAGTTTCAGGTCTATCAGCACCCTTGAGGCTGATGGTTGCACCATTGACCAGCTTAATCTGTAGGTTGTTAATGTGACTAGAGGTTACAACAGGGTGCGCCAGCTCCAATAGTGTTTGCCACATAATATCTCTGGCCTGTCCTTGTGTTGGAGCTACATAGAACACATGGCCCTTGTCTGCCTGTAGAGCATTGACAATTAACATCCAAGCTGCTAGTCTTGATTTACCAGTACGTCTACCAGCAGCTACAATCTTAAATCTGGTGTCATCAGACCAGACTTGCTTCTGCCAGTCAAGCAGTTGTATGTTTAGTTCGGTCATTACTTTTCAGTAGTGTTATAACGTCTACCTTCCCAAGTAAATGTTTTGTTCCCTTTTGCTTTAGCTGCTCGTTGTGCTGCTCTAAATGACTTAGCTGACTCAGTGCTTTTTCTATATGTAGGATAGTCAGAAGGATTAGTACGACCACCTCTAGGCTGTGGCTTAGCTTTAGGCTTTGGTTTTGCTTGAGTTCCGTTACCGTTACTGCCTGCTTTTCCTGCTGCAAAACCCCCTGCTGCTCCTGCTGCTAAGGCTTTTCTTCCAGTATCTCTAGTAGCTCTTTGACTTTTTGTAACAGGTGCAATTTTCTTTTGGCCCGGAGTAGGTTTAGTTACCATATCCTTAGCATGTTTTTGAGCTTCTTCTATAACTTTCTTGCTATACTTTTTGCCTGCTTCTTTAAGACCTTTTTGAGCAATGAATCTTGCTGCTGCTGCTACTAGTGCTGGTACTGCCATTAGGGTTTCCTTATTAGGTTAATCGTAAAAGTATTTAACGACGTATTCGTCTAAGTCTTTTTCTTCCTCACACTCATACTCAGCATCCAAATCAGGATCACCGTCCCAATTTAGATCCTCTTGTTGTGCTAAGGTCTTTAGGTATTCTTTGTTAGTACTCACTAACTATATGTCCACATTACTGGTGTATCGGTAGCCCTAATGTCAACATGGACAA